TTATACTTCTTCTACGAAGACTCCGATTTGACAATTTAGGTCAAATCCGCTTGGATTAGAATCTGGAGAATAAAGATTTATTCCATATGATTCATCAGTTGCTTCCCAAAAATCACGTCGCATAAGAAAGTTTATATTTTTAATCACATATTTTTTACTTCCATAAACAAATGTATTACCTATTTCGAGAAATTGCATTCCATCCCGATTTTTGGGAATTCTCAATAGATCAAAGGACTCTCTTGAATATAAATAAGCAATTTCATTCTCATTTGTATTATGAATTATTACAATTCTGGCAGCAAGTTGTTCTGGGTCTTTTTTCATAACAGTATATTTTTTAGTGTACAGATACAAATATATTATTTTTTTATAATATACCAAATACAAACAACGTAAAACTGCTCTTACAGTTGTTACTGTTTAGTCGTTTCATTTGTTTTTTATGTTGTTAAGAAGAAATTTCCCTGATTCAATTGTAACCTCTGTGACATTTTTTATAATATTGAATAAAAACTCATCTGATAAAACTTCCATTCGTTTTACCCTGTTTAAGAAGAAAGGAACACTTTCATCGCTATGTGCTCCCCAACTATTAGCAGAATCAAACAATAAGTCTTTTACTTTATATATATCTTTTCCAGTATCTACAATTATAGGTTGTTCGAGCCATTCCTGTATATCCATAATATCAAATCTATCATCTTTGAAATCAATACTTGCTATTTGATTCTCAAACATGACATGAGGAATGAGCTCGTCAGGTATATCTGTTCCAAGTTTACTTGGTATTGCATAAACAGGAAGAGGTAAGTTTTCAAAACCTGCTATTCTTATAAGTAATGGCTTATATATCTTTCTTTTATTAGAAGTTTTAGGCCAAAACAACAATGCTCTTAATAAGGAATATATGCATGATAGTAGATATTTTTTATTGGCAATAAATACTAAATAATAGAGGTCTATTAACGCCATTATTTTATCCTGAAGCTCTTCTATTTGCTCCTCTTTATCCTTCAAGATTTCATTTTTTTCTGTTTCACTTTGTGGATTAGGGAAATTTTCTTTTCTCCATTCAATCCATTTAGAACATTTATCCTTAATATTAGGCTCTTTATAAACCCAGGCCTGTTTAGCATTAAGATTTACAGGTGTAACTATAACTGTATTTTGATTGCTACTGTCTGCTATTTGTTTGTCTTCCAATCTAAATGTAATCCCTGATACTTCATCCCATTTAATAACCATCCACACCATACCATTGGTTTTAAAAGATATAGGCTGTGAAACAAATTCATGAATGAGTTCTGCATTTTCATAAATTTGGATTGTAAAATGTTTGGGAGGAGCTATTGAAATCTTTATAACACTATCCTCATACGGGATATTAGTGAAATCTCCACCAGTTTGACTCTCCCAATCATTAACTCCAATTACTTGGATAATAGTTCCTTCTTTCATGTCTATTAAATTTAAAAGTTAAACAAATAAAATATCAATATTTAGTATACAAAATTGTAGCCAATGCACAAAGCTGCCAAAAAGAATGACATTCTATCCTTTTTGGGCACAATATGATGCTATTTTGGCATACTCATTGAAATACACTTATAACATTTTGCTTTTAATTAATCAATAATATATTTCTTTCGATCGGCAATGATATTTTCTATCTTTCCCATCAATGAAACATTTGTGCGACGTCTGGAAATCGTGCAGGAGAAAGTGAGTAAGTGGTAATTGAAATAGTCCGTTGTGATAGGCCGTTCCTGTTTTAATATCAGCCCGCTTGTTTCGGAGGTGGCTAGGTCTTCGAGAAGATCACTGATGGTTTCGTAATAAATGATCTTTTCCATCCCCTCAATTACAGAAGGAAGACTGTCCGTTTCGGGAGTTGGGTCGGTGAGTACATGAACTTCGAGGGTTAATTCTCCGCGTCTCATAGCTCCGGAACGTTCCCAGTTAACCGAATAATCAAGGAATAAGGCCGGAGTGGTGAATTCGAACTCTTCAGGGGATTCGGGTTGACCATTGTAGAGGTCGATGAATTCGGGTGGGTACAAGTGGGCTTCATTAAATACGGCTTTGGTCGCTTCTGTTGAGAATAGATTTTGGATGGTAGTATATAGCTCTTTCATAAATTTATTGCGTTAAATGGTTGTTTATTAAAATATTGTCACTATATTTGCAGTGCTAGGCTTGCGAGTCGAGCGCGACCTCCACCCGTTAAGGAATTTATTTCTTGGCGGGTGGTTGTATTTTACAGCTTTCGTAAATCAAATTGCCCTCACTGTCTAAGATTAGAATTCCTTTCAACTGGGTTTCCTGCAATTTGTAGTTTGCCTTTGCTTTTATCTTTCCAATAGTGCCCGTATCTGTCTGCGCTGACAGCTTTACTACTGCATAGTCTGCCTGTTGTGCTGCATTGTCAAGATGCGCACTGATACGTTTTCCGTTTCCTTCGAGGCGTTTAAAATCGGTGACCCATTGAGTATCCTTACCAAATTGAAGAACTGCATCCGCATTTTTGGCAGTATTATGAAATTGCCAGCCATCCGGGTAAAACTTGGGTTTAAGAGCAGAATCTTTGGCGTGAATTTCAGGCAGCAATGAGGCTTCGGTTATATCGTCTTTTATCCGGAGCAGATCGGACAGGACTTCAAGATTACCACGTAGCTCATCCACACCGTGCATTACATGCTGGTGTATCGGAACATCGCGGCCTCCGGCCTGTATGTAGGTATCAATATAGGCATTTTCAGGGGGAAGGTATGCGATGGCTTTTCGTATTTCTGCGCTTGGTACACCTGTATAATATGGGTGTCCCTTGGGGAATATAAGCCCGGTTTCTCCGCAATTAGTACGGAACATGGGGTCGATAGGCAGAGTGTTGTAAGAAGTGCCAGGCGTTTCTTCCACATCATCGTCGGGAACCTGAATGGCTTCACAACGACAGTTCCAGCCGTTGGGCGGATAATAAGTACGCCAGAACGGGTCGTCTACCCTTTTGGTGATGCCGTTCAGAAGGCGGTGTTCGCTGCGCACACTATCGTCTCCGGCTGTTTGATAGCGGAGGTACGGGAAGAGGCTTTGTTGTGCCTTGAACTCCTGCCAGCGGGCGGACTGTGTGGCAGTGGCTATACAGGTATCGTATTCGGTCTGTAGCCAAGTAACGTTGAATTTGTTGTTGATGGTGGCTACCTGCTCTTTGAAATCCTGAAAGGTACGTAAACCGCCATCTTCATCACGCAAGGCGTCGGTGATGGTGCGGAGTTGCTGATAATTCTTTGCAGCGGAAAAGCTAAATACATTCTGTGTCAGACGCGTTAGTGTCTCATAGTCCGGAGTATCCCAGTCTACGGATACAAGATCTTTCCCGTAGCCTATATAAACTCCGTTTAATAATGTTTTGGCTGTTGAAGAAAGAAGTTCCGTGTCGTGCCGGACACCCTTTTTTTGCTCATAGACGGTAACGCACAAACGTGCTATCTCTTCGGCAAAGTCGGGCAATTCATGCGACTGTGCGACAATGCGGGACTTTACCGGAGGATATAGATAAGATACGGTGGCGGGGCACACCTCCCCGGAGGATGCCCCTACTGAAAATTTGCAAGAAATCCTCCGGGCTTTGCTTTGGCGATAAGTGAGGGCATGGGACTAGGAGGAACGGGGTCACCGTTGATGGGAATATTAAATGTCTTGCTAATCCATTTTGTGGGAATGGGATAACCTTTTTCCAAAAGGATGCGGACGATTTCAAAGTGTTCTTTCAGGTCAAGCCGGACACTTGTGTCAAACATGAATTCGTCGGTTTCGGGGTTAATGTCCCATCCGTAGACCTGCAGGATTCGCAAAAGTTGGTCATTGACCGTGAAGGTTACAATACGATGATCGGCAGCTGCTATCTTATCGTCTAAATTGCGTTCGTGTACTTCGGATTGTGAACGGCTACTGCCATTGTCGGAAATCATTGTACCACCTGTAAGAGGTTTGCCGATTTCGGTGTTGATGCGTTCTATCTGTTTGTCGTAGACCTGATAGGCGTCAGAACCGGAAAAAGGTTTTATGTCGATGGTTGTACCTTCGGGGAGTACGGCCTGTGCCGCTTCTCCCAGTGCGGTGAGCATTGCATCTATTTTATCAATGTCGCCCTGTGAAGTTTTGTTGGTGGTGGCCGTGATGAGCGGAAAACCGAAACGCTCGGAAAATTCAGCCCATGACTGTTGGGCGTTACGTTTCCAGATGAGCTGGCCGCAGATGTTGGACATGATACCCAGATCGGAGGGTTTGCCGACGTGGATAAGGGTGTTTTCGTATCCGGTGGCATAGGAAATTCCGGTGGTGGCGTTGACTTCGGGTAAAACCATAGACATGACGGGCACGACATTCCGACGCGGTACAAGAGTAAAGTTCATTTGCACAGGGTCGGTAAGTTCGAGGAGGGTGTAGCCGTAATATGGGGCTTCCAGAACGTCCTCCATGAAGTTATAAAACCATTCCTTTTTGAAGAGTTTTGTTTTTTCCTCATTGACTTCGCCTGTCTTACGGTCGATGATGGAGAAAGGGGCACATAGCGTGGCCGCCTTGCGAAGTTCGATCTGGGAAATAAAATGGCCATCGTCTTTGAGATTGTCGTAAAGGTCTTGCAGGAGGTAGAGACGCGGTGTATTCACATCGCCTGCAAGTTCTAATGCCTGACGCCATTTACGAATCTCGGCACGGGTGGTGTCCTTGAATTCCTTTATGATTTTTGCCACAATCGTATCGGAACGTTTTGCGGCTGTTTTTGGGACTTTCTTAGTTTGATTAGCACACATACAATATTGATGTTTTAAATTTAAATTAAATCAGTTTAAACACGAATACGGGGATTCTAATACTTGTTATCGTTGGGCTTGTATCGCGAGTGCAGACGAATGTCGCCTATATACTCATCGGTGGGAAGCTGGGGAAGGTCGGTGGGGATTTCTCCACTTCCGACGTTGGTAAGCCAGTCGAGTGCATCGCTATATCGTTCTTTGCGGTGCTCCGGGATGGATTTGGGAGCTTTCTTCGCCCATAAGTGGTAGATGGTAATGTCGATAGTAATCATAATGATGTAGTCGTCGCGGTCGTCTCCGGTAGCGGAGAAAATCGTGGTACAGTCATACCGACCACCAATGTACTTACGTATCTGCGAGATGGCGAACCGTTCGGCCTGCAAAATGGCGGCACGGTTCTCGGTTTTGTCGAGCAGACGCATCATTTCATCGCGCGCCTGAACTTCGTAATCTGATTCTTGTATAAAGTTTGCCATGTTAATAACAGTTTTTGGATTTTGAACGACGTTCCTTCCGGCTCGTTGTGCGGGCGGGGAACTTTTCGACAAAGGTTATTTTATTGAGTTTAGATTCGGCTCCGTGCCAAGCGTCCGGCCCGTCGTCGTTGGCTTGAGAGCCGCGTTCGAAAGCTAGAAACTGATCGACGAGGGTGATAAAATCGGGGTCGTTCTGGTGGTGGACATTGAATATGACGTTGTGACGTTCGAAGAAACCGGACGTTGATTCAATACGGTCGAACTTATCAGTTTTGCCACGCTTGTCAGCGACAACAGGGATATGATAACCACGTTCGTCACCTTCGGTATCGAAGTCATTTACGAATTCATCCATCGCAAACAGACCCTCAATGAAATAGGAAATGTTGTAACGATCGAGCTTCTTATCTTCGTAGAGATCGTAGAGCCATTTGGCGCACTTGGCGCGGGAACCACGACGGAGATAAACATAAATGATATGATATTGGCGACCTGTTTTGCCGACTAATAGCATGGCTTTGTAGTCGCCTGCTGCCTTGTAGGAAAGGTCACCGTAGAAGCACAGGGCGTCGTACTGGCTAAGAGGGAGCATTTGACCCCAGATGATGTCTTCGTGTTTGAATACTGCACCATCCTGTATATGCACGTGCATGTATTCGCGCATGAAAGAACGGTAAGGCGTAGAGTTGAATTTTTTGCGCCAGTATTCGGCATTGTTCTTTTCCGGCCATTCGGGTTCAAAAGTATTCAGGTTCTTGACTGCACAGACTTTGAGTATGTAGTAGTGAGACGTGTCACCATCCTGCGCGGCCTGCTGTATGCCTTGCAGGAAGAGCAGACGGAGACGGTTGGTTATGCTGTTCTTGTGGAAATTGTTGTTGGCATAAACAAAGCGGTCGGTACAATCTTCATCAGAATCAAAACAACCCCAGACGTCTTCAGTGATGAATTCGACGGCTTCACGCATGAGTTTGTCATTGTTGACGTGGCGTTTGTTGTCTACGTCGTCAATCACAATATAATCCGGTCGGTTTTCACCTTCACGTGCACCACGGGGAGACTGACCGAACCCCAGTGAGGTAAACTTCACGCCATCGGTGGTAGTGAAATCACCGTCCGCCCAGTCACCAAATTTGAAACGGTGGCCGTAGTCGTTGATGATACGCTGGTTGTACTGCAATTGCGCTTGCAGGGATGAAAGGAGCTTCTTTGCTTTCGGTTCCGTCTCACCAATCAACAACATATATTTCATGTCGTTCATGGCGAGATACAGGAACAAGGGGATTCCCATGTCTATATGTACAGACTTTGCGGCCGAACGATACCATTCGGCCAAAGCACGAATATGGCGGTTCTTTATGATCTCTTTTGCCAGTTTCCGGTGAAACCACGCACATTTCTTTTTTGCATAATTCGGAAAATAGTACTCAAACCACTTGATATAGTCTGATTCAAGCGATTTCATACGACGCGCCTTATCCGCAGGACTTTCGTTAATGCGGATGCTGGTGGACTGCGCTATGCGCTGACAGTGTTTGTCGTAGTCATTTAATATCTTATCGTATCTGGTTGACATAAAAATCGGCCTTTAAGATTCGAGACTGATGCGGTATTGCAAGAACAGTTTGTGAAATTTGGTGAACTGTATAGCCATTGCCGGCTCCTGCTCTGCCATCCAGTTATCAAATTCACGAAATACGTCCATAACAGTGCGCACGTTTATTTTTTTGTCCAGCTGGTCGATGGCAGACATGATTTTACTAAGTTGATCGGCCTTCACGTTTGACTCTTCACCTTTCGCCAGCTTTTCCGCTTCTTTGAGGAGCAGTTCTTTGATTTTGAGCGGTGTGAGACAGGATTCTGTTTTACGATCATCCCATGACTTTTCGCCCTCACGCCCTTTCTTCCATCGGCTGACGGTCTGTTCTGTTACCCCTAGATTTTCGGCTATTTCACGCCCTGTAAGGCCGAGACGTATGTACATATCTTCGGCTATCTCACGCTTTTTATCGTTGCTTATTTCTGCCATATAACACCTTATTTTTAGACAAAGATGTAGTCGAAATACCTGAAAAGAAAGAATATGTTCAAGCCTTAAAACCACGTGTTCAAGGGGTGTACAGATAATTGGTTTGTGCAGAAAAGCGGATTATGTTTGTTGAAAATTTAAAGACGCAATGGCAAAAGGAAAGAAAACAGGTGAGGTCAAAATATACGGAGATATTTATTCATTCGGGTATAACTCGGCCGCCAGCTTCATCGAACGTTTTGAGGATGCCCGAAAAGGTGCAGATGAGATAAACGTGCATCTGCATACGGACGGAGGAGACGTGATAGAGGGCACGTTGATTTATAACCACATCAAATCTTGTGATATTCCTGTAAATGTCTACATAGACGGGGTGTGCTGTTCGATGGGAACGGTGGTGATGATGGCAGCCAAACAGGTGTATATGTGCGAAAACTCTTATCTGATGGTACATGCACCGCAGGGAGGCTGTTACGGTACGGCTTCGGCTATGGAAAAAGTGGCAAAAGGGTTGCGCGGAATGGAGAAGAACTTCAAAAAAATATATGCTGCAAAAACAGGTAAAAGTGAAAAAGAGGTAGAGGAATTGCTGGACGGGGATAACTGGTTTACAGCACAGGAGGCAATAGATGCAAAATTGATAGACGGGATTGTGGAACCGATTGCCACAGACGTGACGCCTATTTCCGCGGAGGAATTGAAAATGCAAACACCTACTGCGCTGTATAACCGTTTTTCTGCCTGTCTGAAAGAGGGAACGCAGGAAGAGGATAAGGCTTTTAGTAATAATCATAAAAAACAGAGTGAAATGGACAAAGAAGGTTTGATTAAAAAGTTCGGGCTTACAGGTGTTACGGCACAAAGCAGCGATCAGGAAATTGAGGACGCCATTCAGGCAAAACTGGATGCGGAGAAACAGCGGGCAGACAATGCCGAGAACAGAGAAAAGGCGGCAGAAGAGAAACAGATAACAGATGCTGTAGAAGCAGCTTTCAACGGTAGCAAGATTACAGCAGAGGAGAAAGCAGTGTACGTGGCAATTGGTAAGAAAAACGGTTTTGAGGCCTTGAACACAGTGTTGAAAGGAATGAAGCCTGCTCTTTCGTTGGTGAGCGCGACACGGGGTGGTAATGTTGGAGGAACTGCGACGGGAGCACGTACGGAGTGGACGTGGGAACAGTGGCAGAAAGAAGACCCACGCGGGCTGGAGAAGATGAGTAAGGAGGAACCGGAAAAGTTTAAAGCGATTTATGAGGGAGCCTTTAAATAGGCTTTAAACAGGTTTTAAATAGATTTTTTTAAGTGAAATTTTAGTTGAAAGAGTGAAGATGAAAAAATTGAAAAGTAGATTGATTACAGCGTTGCTTGCGCTGGTGGTGTGTGTGGTGATTGGTTGCGTGATAGCCTCAACAGTCGGGTTTCCATTGTGGATGGGTGCTGCCGGGATGGTGGCAGTTGGCGTGGGAATGAGTTTCGTTCGTCTGCCTAACGGATTGCGTGCGGGTGTGTATGTGGAAGTGTGGACACGTCAGGTCGTAGAGCATTATACGCATGCGATGGAAGGAACGTTTTTGGATGGTATACCGGACTTTTCGCAGTATTCCGAAAATGATGTAATCCACCTTAGTGATGTATCCGGTGACCCGACGGTATTGGTTGATAATACGACGTATCCGCTTGAAATTGAAGAACTGGAAGACGGGGACATCTCCATCAAATTGAGCAAGTTCGAGACAAATGCAACGAAAGTGACCGATGATGAGCTGTATGCGCTGACGTATGACAAGATGGCGCTGGTGAAAACGCGGCACGGAAATAAGTTGAGCGAGGGGATGCTGGATAAGGCTATACATGCTTTTGCACCTACCGAAGACACAGCAGATACCCCGGTATTAATGACAACCGGAGAGGCAGACGAAACAGGAAGACGAAAACTGCAAAGAGTTGATATTATCAGCTTGAGACGGAAACTGGATAAATTGAAAGTTCCCAAAAATGGCCGTAGACTGGTACTGTGTAGTGACCATATTTCGGACTTGCTGGAATGTGACCAAAAGTTTCAGGGACAATATCATGATTATTCCACAGGGGTGATCGCGAAGATGTATGGCTTTGAAATTTATGAAGCGGTGAATTGTCCGCTGTTTGACTGTACGACAAAGAAGAAAAAGAGTTTCGGTGCGGTGGCTACGGGAAACGATTTTGAGGCCTCTGTATTCTTCTATGTTCCGCGCATGTTCAAATGTAAGGGAAGCAACAGAATGTATTTCAGCAAGGCTGAAACTGACCCTGTGAACAAAAGAAACCTGATTAGTTTCACAGCCAGATTTGTGGCTCTTCCACAGAAAAAGGAAAAGGCAGTGGGTGCAATTGTTTCGGTGAAAAAGACTGCGTAATGTTTAATTTGAGGAGTGGAGCGCATTCAGGCTCTTCTCCTTTCTAAAAAGAAAAAATATGGCAAGCAAAGTGAAAGCAAAAAAAGCAAACGAGGAAGCGGCCAGACTCTGCAAAGAGTTGGGCTGTAGCAGGTTGTTTATCAACACCAAAGGGGAATACTTTACGGAATATACTTATGCCCTTGCAAGTGAGGGTGGAGATAAAAAGAAAGTTGAAACCTATGAAGACGGAATAGAGGCGGAAGAGGCGGAAACAACCAAAACTCCCAAAAACGAGAAAACGGATAAGGAAAAAGAGACTGCCGGAAAAAAAGATACGGTAGACGAAGTGAACAAACCGGAAAATACGAACGGGAATGAGTGACAGGGTAAATATCAAAAAGGGCAAGGTCGGGAAAAGCGTACTGGGAAGTTATGAGAAGATTTCGGCACTGGTGGGATATTTTGGGACTGTAGGCAGTGGAGAAACGACACTGCCTGAAGGGGAATACGCCTTATTAACAGCAACGACAGACATGGCGGCCTTTGGTATCAGTGAAACAGCAAATCCGCTTCTATACCATCATATTTCAGAATATTTCCGCATAGGTGGAAAAGGTGTACGGCTGTATGTGCTGAATGTGAAAAAGGGAGCAAATACGGGATTTGTGGAACTGATTACCGACAAGAGCGTGGAAAAGATGATTGCCGGAGCGGATGGAAACATCTTCAATTTGGGATTTGCGTATATTCCTGCGAGTGCTTCTGTTGTGGATGGTGTACCAAGCGAAATGTTACCAGCTATCAAAGCGGCACAAAATCTGGCAGACTGGACGCAAAAAACGAACAGACCCGTGCATATTGCACTGGAATGCGCCGGACTGGGTAGTGTGACAGCGGCTACAATGCTGAATTTGCGTGATCTGAAAACCGACGGGGTGGCGAATGATTGCCCGCAAGTATCGTTGATGATCGGACAAGATTGGGATTTTGCGGAGACACTGACCGGAACGGAAAAGAAGTTTGCAGATGTAGGTGCGTTGCTGGGATGCATGGCTGCACAGCTTGTATCGTACAACGTTGGAGAGGTGGCTACCATGATACTGACAGATGCAAACCGGGGAAGCTGGGTGAATGCCGGACTTTCATCACATGAAAAGGTGAAAGAGAAAGAGGATGAGCTGGATGGTCTGAATACGAAAGGGTACATTTTCGGTGAATATTACTCCGGAGTGGTGTGTCTGAATGACGACCATGTATGCGCACGTATTGTAGAGGATAAGGACGGAAACATGAGTGAAAGCACTATTGCTCTTAGCCGGACAAACTGCAAGGTGATGAGGGAGCTGTATGCCGCTTATTTGCCAAAGGTGAAAAGCACTGTTCCGGTTGATAAAGAAACGGGAAAGATGGGAACAGGTACGGTGAAGTACTTTGAGGATATGGGGAATGACGTGTTTAGTAATATGGCGGCAAGTCAGGAACTATCCGGAGGAGAAACAGAAGTGGATGGAGATAGTAATCTGCTGGTTGGAGAACGGGTATTGAAGGTGTTTTATCGGTGGGTTCCGATGGGGTGCATTGGAGGTATCGACGGAACGGTGAATATTAAAACTTCTATTTGAAAATGAAGATACGTAGAGATGGAAAGGCGTATGATGGTGGGGATGCGACCGTGTTTGCACTCGGACAAATGTGGGAGGAAGTGGTTGAAATAGACTATAACACGACGCAGGAACATCAGAAGAATTTTACGCTGGGAAGCCGCAGGGCTACGAGCTGGAGTCAGGGAAAAATTGAGGATACGGGGAGCATTACGATGATGATGAATCAGGCCGTGTCGCTGGAGAATGCCTGTAATGGGGATTTATTAAATATCAAACCATTTCCTATCAATGTGACGTTCGTGGATGGATATAATCAGATTGTGAACGATACGATTCTGGCGAAATTCCAGTCACAGGGACGAACGGTGAACACGGAAATGGGATTGAGTAAACAGTATGAGCTATTTGTGTTGGAAGTGACTTATAACAGAGTGTAAAATATCAAGAATTAACAGTTTAAATAATTGAAAAGATGGAAATTACAAAAGAATTGATAGCAAGCAAAAAGGTAGAGAATCCGGGTTGTAAAATAGCAAAGGTTGCGCTGAAAGCAGATGATGAGAAATCAGTGGCATTGGAGATTCTGGTACGCAGCCCGAACAGACAGGTAATCAGTGAAGCGGAAAAATGGGAAACGACGAATCCGGGAAAAGCAAAGGAAATTTACGTGAAAAGTTGCGTGTTGACGGACGTTGATACAGTAGTGGCAGATGATAACCTGTTTTATCAAGCGTATTTTGCAATTACCGATTTGCTCCCTTTTCAGAAGCCCGAAACAGAGATATTATAGAGGGATGCCCTCCGCTACTGGATACGGCAAACACGGACTATGTGAGAAAGTATAATGCGCTGATGAGCTTTTACTTCCATATCCCCTATCCGGAGAATTTATCAGATGAAACATGGGCAGAGAAAGTGAGACAGATTGAGTGGCTTGCCCGAAAGGGATTGCTCGGAGTAAAAGTGGAAGAATAAAGTTATGAGATATACAGTTGATTTAATTTCCCGTTATCAAAGCGCTTTCGGATTTGTAGGAGGAACATTGGTGGGTGAACTTGAAGGAATGGCTAATAAGGCAATTTTTAAGGCTGGTATAGCTTATAACGAGGCACGATGGGAAGCGGAGAAGGCGGGAAGAAAGGAAACTAAATTTGATGTTAACTTATATGCTCCGGCAGACTGGCACTGGGCGGAAATGACCCTGACACATGAAAATACCAAACTGCAATTCTCCATTGGTGGACTGACATCGGAAACGGAGGGCGTGTTTGCTCCTCCGCCACTCATGCGTTTCAGGAGAACAAAAAATATCACTGTGACGGTGGTGGATGGCGGAGATGAAGCGGAAATTGTGGAAAACTTCGGGGTAAACAGTTGGGATATTGATTTGAATGGCCTATTGGTCGATATGGATGAACATGGGTATCCGGGGACGAAAGTACAGGAATTGGCGAAGTTCTTTGAAATTAACGATGTGATTGAGGTGGCGTGTCCGCTATTGCTGGACATGGGAATAAAGTCGATTTATTTTAAGGAACAAGGGTTTGAACCTGTTGAGGGGTTTCCGGATACAGTAAAGTATTCATTGACAGCAAAAAGCATTAAGCCTGCGTTGTTCTCTTTAATCTAGGAGGTGAGATGTTGTATTTGAATCTGTGTTCACGGCTGACGATTGAACCGCAAAAAGGCAAAAAAGTAGTTTTAGACCGTATCTCATCGGCTGAAATCAGTAAGACGGTAGAAGTGCTTGGAGATAAAGCTACGGTGGTAGTGCCGAAACGATATGGAGATGGAACGGATGAACTGACATCTCATATTTCAGTAGGCGACAAGGCACGGCTGGAATTGGGATATAACGGGGAGTTGAAGATTGAGTTTGAGGGCTATATACGGGAAATAGAAAGCGGATTCCCGATGAAATTGCATCTGGATGATGAGACCTTCTTTATGAGGTCGAATTCATTTGTGAAGTCGTGGAAAACGGTGAAACTCAAAGAAGTGTTAGAGTATATTGCTCCGGGATATGAAATAGATTGCCACGACGCATCGTTAGGCAAATTTCAGATTGACAGTCAAAGTACGATAACCGTTCTTAGAACATTGAAAGAGCGATACGGATTTTATACAGCCATCCGGGGCAAAAAACTGGTATGTAAGTTTAAGTACGAGATAGCAGAAGCCAAACAAGTTCATGTGTATGATTTCTCTAAGAACGTGAAGAAAAGTTCATTGAAATATAAACGAAAGGAGGACAGGAAGATACGTGTTAAGGCAGTGAGCTACAACCGGGACGGAAAGAAAGTGACCGAAACGGTGGGAAACAAAGAACAGTTTGCTTCAGTGAAAACATTGAGTTTTGCAAATAAAACGGCAAAGGAATTGAGAGAATTGGCACTGGCCGAATATAAACGCGTTTGTTTTGATGGATTTGAGGGAAGTGTGACGGGATTCGGAATACCGCTGACAAATGCCGGAGATACACTGAAAATCGTCTCCAAGCGCGAACCGGAACGGGAAGGACAATACCTGATCGAAAGTGTTACGGTACGATATGGAAATGCTTTTTATGAGAGAATTAATCGACTAAGTTACAGGATATGACAGCAGAACAGGCTTTTGGAGAAATGGTGGCCGCGTTGATGAAGCGCATGGGGAATGCCGGGGCAGGTTGCCGGGTGTGCATCGGTACGGTGAAAGAAGTGGATGAAAAGGAAGGAACGTGCATCGTTGAGCGGGATGATGCTCCGGAACTGAATGAGGTGAGGTTGAATGCGGTGGTTGATGAAGGGATAACGGACAAATTCACGGTAATTCCCGCAAAAGGAAGTTTTGTGATGGTGCTACTCTGGGAAGCTACGGAAGGAATGATTGTGGCAACATCGAAGATTGAAAAGGTGATGATGAAAACCGGAGAAATCTCTGTTGAAGTGTCAGCTGGCGGAGTGGTGATGAATGGCGGAAAACTCGGAGGGATGATTGATATTGCAAAACTGACGGAGAAGGTGAATACACTTGTAGATGCGCTGAATAATCATACGCATATAGTAAATACAACAGGGTCGGCAAGTGCTCAATCAGGTACAGCGGTAGCTATTACCAGTAAAGTGACAAAGTTGAAAAAAGGAGATTATGAAGATGAAAAAGTAAAGCATTAAGGTATGAGACGGGGAATTTTGCTGGGAGATAACGGAGATTTACAGGTGAAAGTGATGCGGGATTCTTCCGGACTGATAACGCAGGGATTGGTGGTAGGTGAAAGTGATTATGAACATGTGAAGTTGATCGTAGAAAGCAGTCAGGGAGATTTTAAGGATTTCCCGGTGCTGGGAGTCGGTGAAAGGTATCTGAAAAGCGTAGGACGGGCGGCAGAAATGAGGGCTGATATATTGACGCAATTGGAACTGGACGGATATAAGGCAGATGTACGGGTGAGCGACACCGGAAAGCTGGTGATTGATGTGGAATGAAGTTAAAAAAAACAGGTGATGATGAAAAAGAATGTGCAGTTGTGGGTTGCAGTATTCCTTTGCTTTTGCGGGATGGTATTGTTGTTTTGCGGATTTTGGGTGGCTCCGATTGGGGAGATTCATAATTCGGTATTAGTGGCCTACGGTGAAATTTCTGCATTTGCAGGCTCGGTGTTTGGTATTGATTATGTGCGCAGCACGGCATTTAAACGGGGTTTAAACGATATAGAAAAGAAACTTAAAGACAAGGAGGAAGAAAAGAATGAATAAACCAAATTATATTGTGATTCATTGCTCGGCAACACGCGAGGACAAGGATTTTACGGAGAAACAAGTGAATGAGGCGCATGTGGCTCGCGGATTCGGGAAATGGGGTTATCATTATTATATCCGAAAAGACGGGCGGGTGGTGCTGATGCGAGCGGAGAACGAGATAGGAGCACATGATAATTGCATGGTTCCGGGGGAAAAGATCAGCTATAACCGTTGTTCGATTGGTATCTGCTATGAGGGGGGACTGGACAAAAACGGAAAGGCTAAGGATACACGGACGGAGGCGCAAAAAGTGGCTATGATTGCGCTGGTGCAGGATATTTGCAAACGGTATCAGATTCTTGATGTGCTGGGACACCGGGATACTTCGCCCGACAGGAATGAGAATGGTATCGTTGAGAAGTGTGAGTGGCTGAAGGAATGTCCGTGTTTCGATGTGAAAAGTGAATTTAAAAGCTGGTTGCCTACTATAATTGTGAAGCCATGAAGGGAAAGTTGCTGATTTTGTTAATGTCGTTTTCGCTGTTTTCCTGCTCTACCAAAAAAGTTAGTACAGAGCAGGTGGATTATTCCAGACTGGTAAGCGAATGGAGGGAACTGGCGGCCAGATATGAAAGACGGTCGGAAGTGTATAAGGATAGTCTGATGATGGTAAAGGGATTGATGGAGAAGAGCAGTAATGTGGCTGACAGCATTTCTCATCTTGAAACATCGTATGCTTTGAGTGATGCGGCTATCAGAAACGGGAGACTATATCATTCTATCGAAAATAAGGATAGCATTCCGGGACGGGTGCAGTTTGTGTTTATTGAGGTGGAGAAACGGGATACACTTCGGGTGGAGAAGTCAGACACGGTATTTATTGAGAAGAAAGTATATGCGGAGACAGTGAAAGAGAAGAAACACCTGGGAGATGGATTCTTTTATACAAGTGGATGGATTGCGTGGGTACTGACATTGGCGGGTTGCGGGATTTGGTTCAGGTATAAGGTAAAGAAAGGTGAGAAATGAAAGTAGTGGTATTGGATGGACAGTCGCTGGTGGATATTTCGATTCAGGTGTACGGAAGTGCGGAAGGCGTTTTCATACTCGCAAATGAAAACGGGCTGGAGGTAACAGATGTACTGAAGCCGGGACAGGTGCTGGAGTATTCGACGGGGAATGTGATTGCAAAAAGCATAGCACAGTATTTCACTACGAAAAAGATTCATCCTGCTACGAGTGTTCCATTCAATCCAGAAGAATCGGTGTGGGAAGATATGTTTGATTTAACTTTTTAAGGTATGGCTCGGAGTGTACAGGAAATAACGGAATATCTGAAAACGAAGTTTGTAGAAGACAGCACATTACAACAAGTGTACAGCTTGGAGGATGGAAAAATGTTTGATGAACAGTTCTCAAAAGCGAGTATAGAGGCAAGACTCATTGATGTATTTGCGTGGGCGTCGTGGGGGCTTGAAAGCATTTGGGATACTTTCAGGACAGAAGTGGAAACGGTGCTGAATGATTCGTATGTGACCGGAGAACGCTGGTATTATCAAAAGGCACTGGAGTTTCAGAAAGGGGATAAACTGGCTTATAACGAGCGCACGTGCAGATTTGACTATGCACAAGTAGATGAGGCAAAGAGAGTTGTGAGGAATGTGGCTATTCGGCAGGTGATTGATGAAGGAGTGACGAAACTGAAAATATATTTCAGTGATGTAGCTAAGCAGCCGATCAGGGGGGATATTCGCACGGCATTCGAATCATATATGCGGGAAATCGGTGCGGCTGGTACACATTTTCTGTTTGTAAGCGAAATGCCGGATGATTTGAGAGTGCATCTGCATGTATATTATGACCCGCTTGTGTTGAATAGCGCGGGAGAACGTATTGAGGGAAGTGGAAAGCCTGTAGAAGAGACGATAGAGGCGTATTTGAATGCGCTGGAATATGGTGGGGTATTTTATTCTTCGAAGCTGGTGGATATGATTCAGACAACGGAAGGAGTGAAAGATGTCACTCTGGACGAAACTACGTGGAATGGAGAAAAGGAATACCGGAGACGGATTGATGCGGAAAGCGGAGCTTTTGCGTATGTGAAACAGGATGGAGATATCATTTATTCAATAGACTAATGAACTGGGGAAGATGGATTGTGGAACGGATACCGAACAGATTGAGGACGGTGATCTTGTTTACGTTGTGCATGGTATATACGGCATTCATAAGGAAGATTTATGATGAGTTTATAGAATGGCGGAGAAAAATGAAGATACAAATGTCAGGCAGTCCGCAGGTGTGTATGCTGAAGAAGGTGATATATGACGAATTGGGGATTAACATTGAAATTGAAGAGGGGAATGGAAAGCCGTATGATTTCATCATAACTACCGCTTTCTCGGATGTGGATAAGGAACGGCAGTTGTTCGCTTTATTAGATCGCTATAAGTTGGCGGGAAAGTCTTACTCTTACGCAAATGCAGAGGTTGCTTTGAGTTGTGAATGGGGCGGATATGTATGTGAAGTGCAGACCTTGTTTGTGGCATGGAGCGAATATGTATGTGAAATAAGACCCAGAGTGGTAAATTATATATCAGCAAGTATTTATAGCGGTCGTATACATGTGAAACTGGATTATCCTCCAACTAGTAATATCCGCGTTGTTTATGTGATATATCGAGATAATGGTTCTGGTGGAATAGAAGTAGTATGTGATGCCATTTTCAATATATCAAAAGGGGAAACAAAAGAATTATCAATGCCATGGAGCGGCTCGGATGATTGGAGAATAATAGAAATTCAGCAAAGTGTTTATAATGATAATTATTACATATACAGGACACAATGGCTTCCAATGTAATTAATAAAGGTTTTCAATATCAAAAAATGTAATATAATGGGTGTAATCTATACAGGAATGCAGCGTGCTACCGAACTGACTATTAACAAAACCGTAGGTGGAAGTAGCATAAGTGGATACCCTCGTATCTATAGACTAGGGGACGCTTTTGGAACATATTCAACAATGACAAATCAAGAATTGGCAGAAGCAAAAACGGAAGACTATCGGGCAAGGTTAGCAGCTTTTAAAACGTATGTGGAAAGTATTGAAATTGGAATTCCAATTGATCTTTCAGAGGCTTACAGGGAAAATTTAACGGCATGTCCAATCTAAAATAATAAGATTATGAGTTCTATATTGAAAAAGAAAGCGGAAGAGATAAGGGATGAGGTGCGGGTTCGTGCTAATACATCTAAAAAGGTTGGTGGATTATTGGTTGACATAGTAGAACGAACTATGGGATGCGAAATGCTCACTTCTATCAGTGAATATAACTCAATCATAAGCCCTGATTCTAAAACATTATATGTAGTCATAGAAAATGGATTGATAACGCATGTTTTTTTAGGAAGATATTCTTTTCCGGTAGCTGGAGGTAGCGAAATCACAAAAGAGAATTTTACATATGAATTACCATTAACACTAGGATAGGTATGGCATTAAATATAGTTATAAAGAAAACTGGAGATAAACTTACTGCTGATGAATTAAATAAGATAGTTGCAGCAGTGCAAACTCTCGAACAGGCAGAACCGGGAACGATGCCTGATGAATTGCTCACAACTGAACAACAAGGCTTTTTTGTTGTAGATTCAAACAATAACGTTGCTTTAAAATATGATTCAGACGGATTTGATGTAGCTAAACTTTCTGCTCATTTCAAGTCGCTCATTCCGTTGAGTTACGAAAAAACGAAATGGAATGGAAAAACAATAAATGTGCTCGGAGATAGTAATACTGCCTTTGGAAAATATACCAGTCCATTAGCTAAATTATTACAATGCACGCTTAATAACTATGGGGTGGCTGGTACACGTATTGCTTCTTCTTCTTCTGCTGCATCTGACACCGACAGTTTTTGTGCTCGTTATCCTGATATGGCTGTTTGTGATGCTGTGTTAGTAATGGGGGGTACAAACGACTGGAATCAGGCATGGTCAGAAGGGTTTGGCACTTTTTCTGACAGACAAAAGAATACATTTTGTGGTGCTTTGCATTATTTGTTTTCAGGTCTAATTGAAAAATATCCTGATATCCCGATCGTGATATGTACCATTCCACATAATAAAAACGAAGAATATGCACACATGACGCCTTCACAGTATATCAGTGATAATGGTGAAGGTATCACTCTTAATCACAATAATAAGACGTTAGACGATTATTCCGATATGATTATACGTATCGCTCGCTGGTATGGTCTTCCAGTGATTGACGTGCGTCATGCGTTCGCATCCGGTGTTATCACACAGTATTTCTCTGATGATGTTCATCTTAATGATCTTGGAGGAGGTATGATTGCACGCTATATCGCTGCACATATGGAATTTATTTACGATCAGTATTATAAAGAAATAAAATCATAAATTATGGGAAAAGCTATTATAATAACAGACCTTACATTTGCGACTAATATTGGTAAAGTGACAATTAACAGTGAAATTCCTTCTGTTATTGAAATAACAGGCATTAACATTGTGGGTAAGTCATCTACAATACAGGACAGTGTACAACTATCAGTTTCATATGCGCCTGCGAATACGACTCAAAAAGGAGTGACATGGAGAAGTAGTGATGAAACAATAGCAACAGTTAGTGTATCCGGCTATGTAACTGTAAAGAAGGGCGGAACAGTAACTATTACTGCTATATCTACGTATAATAGTCAGTTATCAGACAGCTTTACTGCTAACTGTTCTGTAACACAAACTCACATACCTGTGACGTCTATCTCATTGAGCGGAAACAATAGAGGAAATGTTGGTGAGACTATGCAATTAACCGCATCGGTGCTACCTGTTAATGCAACAAATAAAAATGTTGCATGGAATAGTAATAATGAGACATTAGCAACTGTTGACGATTCGGGCTTAGTTACTTTAAAAGTAGAAGGTAGCGTCATTATCACAGCTACTTCTGTATCTGAAACTTCTGTTTCAAATTCTATATCAATAACAATAACTGCTGAATCAATATCAGGAAGTGCGGTAGAAGTATATAACACTTACCTATCAGCTTCCGGTCGGACTAGTACTTCACAATTATTGAATATGCTTAATGAGCTGAAGGATAACGGTCTCTTGGATAAAATGAGCGAGCTATATTATCTGGCTGGGAATTCATATCAACAAGTTAAATTTAATATTATAGATACAACACAGGCACTTGTAATCCCGTCTTCCAATAGCGCAAACTTTACGATTAATGCTGATGGGATAAAGAGTGCAGATTCGACAAGAAACTATCTTCTGACAATGAATACGATTTTACCTATTTCTGATTCATTTATCGCACAATGTGGCAAGGATTATGGAATAGGTAGATGGATATGTGGATACAAAACTTCGATGTGGGAAATAGCTATACAGCCTAATTTGGAAAGTGGAAACATTTTAAGGCTTATATCTTCAAATCAATTGTCTGCAACCCCAGATAATAAAGTTGAAGACGGGGCTACAGTTTTGGCATTGTCTGGTGATAAAAAGTGGTATTATGATAACTCAAAAGGCTCCTATGAAGGAACATATGATCCTAAAACGGCAGAGGTAATTAATGAACCAGGTATTTTGTTTATGAACGACGGTACTGAATATACATCTAATCCGGGTATCTCTGTAAAATTCGCTTGTTGTGGAAGTGTCGCATTAACCAAAACCGAATCTCTAAAACTAAGGGAACTCTTTGATAAATATTACATATTGTTGTAAATATGACACCGCTGATTCAAGTATTGATAGCTTTGTTTATTTCAAATTGTATCATGGCAGTCAGCTGATTTTCAAGATGTTTGGATTGCCCTATGAATTTACGTTGAATGAAGGTACGTTTAAATTTGCGTTTGTAGCTTTTGACACTATGAGCACGGACTACTCCTGCCTTAATCCGCTTGTTGGAACGAGTGTAGGCTTTTCGTTTGTGAGCACGACGTTGGTGTGATCTTACCTGTTCTGTACCTTCAATAGTGCCGCCATCGTTATGTATACGTGCGTAAGGTACATCAGTGCCAATAATGACATAATCTGCTCCTACGTGTACTTTACGGATGCTTCGTTTAAGACGACCGAACTTAACAAGAGTAGAGCCTTTGAGCTTTTTTGTCTTTTTCCAATGGGTTTCGGTAGTATCTATCCAATTCTTTTTAATAAAACGCTCTTTAGAGAAATTTACAGCTATTATGGCAGCTTGTTGAGGGATTATGCTGATAGCATGTTCTACGTTTGCGCATATACGTGATAGTTCTTTATAATCAGGTTCCATAATGTTTAAACATGATTTAAATGTTATTTAATAAGTTGATTCAACGCTACGTACAACACGCATGCACATGTCGGTAAACCACTCCTCTATCTGTGTAGGTTCCATGTGCTGAAGATTTGTGTTTTGTGTATTAATTCCTCCTTTATTAAAAGCCTCTATATTTACGGTAAGGTTACGAATCTGACGCGCAGAACCCGTTACGGAATCAACACTACTCCCTAGAGGAGTAAAGTTGTTGTTGCCATTGCTGTTTGCATCACCTTTTGGGGTCGGGTCAGGAGGAGAAAGTACATTACGGCCAAAGTTCGTTCTTGTCTGCCATTCGTTCTGAAAATCACGTATTAAGTTTTTCAAGAAGTCTATTTTACCTTTGGAGTAATCCAACACATATCCGGACTGTTCAGTACGCCATTCATTTTTGCGTTCATCTGTCCAAAGAAATCCTCCCCAAGGTAAAGGTGCGTTGTTTACCTCCTTAGCGATTTTCCAGTGTGCAGATTCTACTGCTTTCATGGCAATATTTAGTTCTGACAGCTTTTTAGTGTATTGCTCTTTGGTGAGGTTAGCGGCACTTTGTAGTACACTTCCATATTCTTCGCTTTGTTTTGTCCATCCTTCATTGTATTGTTTGTTTCTATTGCCTTGCTCACCTCTTATAACCCACATTACACCATTAATCATATCAAGTTTTAGCTGCGCCCACCATTCCTTGAGGGGTAACAGGTTTGTCCCGATCTCGATCTCCAGTGCTTTTATTTTGTTTTGAAGAGTTTCATTTATGTAATTTACATCATTTCTGGCTAGCTCTAAAGCCTTATTAAGCCCTAATTTTGTGGAGTCAAAGCTATTGAATGTGTTTTGTAACTGTCCGCTCTTGTCAGTTGCTGCCTGCACTAATGATATAAGCCCGTCAGAACCTGTGAATTGATTTTTAAGGGCTATTACTTTTTTATCTCCATCCAAAGCCAAGAACTTTTTGTTTAGTTCCATCATAAGACTGTCGGCCTGTTTTATATTACCATTCGTGTCGTAGATGCTAATACCTATTTTCTTGAATGCTTTTATAGTGGCATCTTTGGTGAGGTCATTAAACATAGATTTTGTTAGTGTAGCGGCCTCATCGACTGATTTGGTTTTAACAGTGAAGAGGGCTAACAACTTGTTGGCTGTATCAAATGTCTGATTGTTTGCAGCCGCCGCACCTGCATATACGGATTGCACTTTTGCCAACTGGTCAAAGGTGGTTACACCTACTTTTACCGTAGCGTATGCGGAACGATTAAATTCATCTAATTTTTCAGCTCCAAAGCCAAAGTTTGCCATCCCCTTAGCGGTCCCAGCGATGTATTCATTGAAGTCAGCTTGCATGAGATTAGCAAATTCTCCTTGCTTTTCTACAATACGCTTTACTTCGCCACCGAATTTTCCTGTAGTACTTTGAACATCAAAATAACCCATTACAGTCTTATCAGTGTCGAATCCTTTGTCGTATGCAGTATCCAATACCATGCGTCTCAAAGAGTCTATTTCTCTTTTACTCTTATCTAAGTTAAGGTTTGCAAGGGTACGAAATTGTGTATTGAAGTCTGCTGCCTTTTGTGTTGTATAGTCTATTCCTTTACCTAATGCAGCAACGCCCGCTACTGTCAATGCTATAGGATTTGATACTAATCTGAAAGCATTTCCAATTAACGGGACTTCGTTCATTATTTCTTTTGAGTTCTTTGCAAAGTTGAATTTCAAAGTATTCATCTTTGCTTGCATTGCATTGACACTCTTAAAAGTGTCTTGCTTTGCCTGATTCAATCCCACGCGAATCTTATTTCTAAGAGAAAGCATGAGTTCTATTTTCGCCTGTCCGTTCATATCATCAGCACATTACATTCCTAATGTGACAAATGTAGATAATGTTTTTGAAGATAACAATATGAGAAAGGCAGCCCCTTAAAGCTGCCAAAAGTGAAATTTATACGATTTGTTTTTTAAGTTAGCACTATTTGTTTTGCCGATTATATAAAGTATTGTATTCCTTTTAGAGATTTGACTTTGGTTACTATACCATCAGTGTTGTTATTTCCAAAGCTGATAGTTGTCACAGCTTGAGCTTCAATAGGTGATACCTTACCATCTTTATTAACATCAAAGTTCTCATAACAGTACCTCATAAACTCTATATCATCCATTGCTGAACAAACATCATCTGGATCAGACATTTGAGGATAATCTGTTAATGGTTCATTCTCATCATTTTTACTACATCCTATACTTAGTAGGATTATAACTGCAAATAAAAAAACTTTACTCATAATACTTTTGTTAATATGTTATTTCTAGTTTATCAAAGTTGAGACTCCATTTGTTCTCCAGTAAGAAGTCAGTACCTAGTAAACCTTGCACTTGTATTCCGCTATCATCCTCAATACCTTTGAAAGCATCAAGTAATGGTTTAACACAGAACTTAGGCTTATATGTCTGACCTTCAAAAGTGAAAGGTAGAGTAATAATGTCTACCTTGTGCTTAGTTCCTTCTATTCCACTTATATAGTAGTCACCAACAGGTTCTACTATATCCTTGAAATATTCTACTACATTACTGTCTATTAGGCTACAAGTACTTCCTGTATCCAAAATAAAACAGAGGTATTTATTTTCTATTTTCACATGGATAATAGGAAGTTGGACTTTATTTAAACCATTTATTAGAGAGTACATAATGTTAGTCCCAGTTGGAATATTCTTTCTGCCAAACGACTTCTCCTCTCTTATTGATATATCCTTCAATCATTAATGCTTCTCTTTTAATTTCGAAGGAAGCCAATCCTTTTTTGAAGGAAGAGCAATTGTCATATTTACATGGAATCTTTACCTGAAAGGTAGTATCTATATACCCCCAAAGATTGTCTTTTTTAATAGCCGCATAGTTCTCCTTAAATGGTTTTACTTCTTCATATTCTTCTGATATAATATTCATTCTTTTATCAACAAATACCCAATTAGTACTATCTATTTTTACTCCTGCATAACCATTGCCAAATCTTGTTATATCTATTAATGTGCCATCTATTAGATAGTTGCCATTCTCGTCAATGAAATTATAACCTAAATTTAGTTTTCCAAGATGATTATAAGTACAAGCAATTCCATCATTATAGGGATAAATTGTTGTAGTCATGTTGAAGGGAGTACCTATAATTTTACCTGATTTATTGATGATAATGGAAGACTTAGTAAAACTAAATTTGCCATCATCTCTCCTTTTCATCTCTCTGAATTCAACAATAGCCTTACTTTCTCTAAAAGTGGATGCAGAAGAGTATTTACTTTCAATAACAAGATTACCATTAATATCAATATATCCCCATTTAGGTGAATCTCTTAGACCTTTATTTAAAACCTGAACAGCGGCTAATCCTTCAGTAAATTGATATCCATCCTTGTATTGGGGAGTGATAATAGTTTCTCCTTTAGAATTCATATAACCAAATAATTTCGTTATGCTGTCTTGGTATAAAATCCTATCATCAGAACAGCTTAACCATTGTAAATTTAGTTGTTTACCTTTTGATATTAGTTCTTTTATACTATTCCAATCATTCTCAATATTTTCAAATTCATAAATTAGAGTTGTGTCAATAGCTAATTTATTATCTAATGAGATATATCCATATTTGTATCTAATCTTCTTTTGTTCAGATAGTAGATTAATAAATGATGAAGCCTTCTTACTCGTGAGAGTATCGGAAAGTATAACACAAGTGGTATCAACAATAATTAATGCTATTCCTTCATTAAAATATGAGGCATATAAGTATTGTGGCTTTATAACTTCATTACCTAAGCTATCAATGTATCCATATTTTCCATTTTTATATATAGGATATAAATTTGTGGGGACTTGACTACATGAACATAGTACTAAAGTACACCATATTAATAATAAATAGGAACTATAATTTTTCATTTATTCTTTGATTTATGTCATCTATAATAAAAGATAGCATTTGATTAATTTGATTGATATTGCAAGTAAAAGGATAACCATAGCCAGTTTTAGTAATAGCTATGTAACTATTATGAGTTGGATTACTTTCATCGTTTGCAAGTGATAGTTTTGACAAATCTCGAATAATTAGTGAATGTGTTATTGGAATATTATCAACATTCACTACTGGCATAGAGTTAAGAAAGGCTGTTAACTCTTCTGTAATCAAAATTCTTTCCATAATAAATTTCCTTTTGTAGCATACTACAAAAAGAAAGTGTGAGCCTAACCTTATTGGGAGTCCAAGGTATTACCACATACCTACAATCACACAATATAAGGGAAGCCCACACCTAATGGTATGAGTATCCACTACTTACTGCTGTGATTGTTAGTCTTCAAGGTGGTAATTTTAGGACTGTCACAAGTAAGAAGCAAACACTTCTTTTCTAATATGTCTTGTTAAACTTCTATTTCATTAGTTGTCATTTAATTAATACTGTTGCAAAGATAGAACTTTCCAGTAATACTTCATCATTTGACTGCCATAATTTAATAGGTTTCAAAGCATATTAGTACCATAGGTGCAGGCTATATCCTTATTGTACAAAGGTAAGCTTAATTATTTACTTTCTATATGCTAAATTGATAAATAGAGCACCAGTAACTATCAATATTAGCCACTGTAATATCATATCCAATGCTGTCATATATACACTAGTTAAAGCCCCAGTCCATTACAGAACTAGGGCTATCAACAACAATAAAATCACATAGTAAGAGGCATATAACCTCTTAATCCTTAAGTATCATACTGGTGAGGACAAACCCTACCAGAATCAAGATAATCTCACACATAATTCAATCAACATTTAATTTAGTCTAACTTACTAACTATTGCTACAATTCATGTTTACATACTTCACCGAACCTCAAGTGGTTAAGTTATTATAGCAGCACTTCCCTCTATCCTGTAATCAAATACCATCAACCTATATTAGAAGAGGCAGTCAACTTCTATTAAACTGTCCTCTGATTTGCCATTCTGCATCACTTACTTTGTATATATAATATGTAAGAAAGTGAGACAAGAGAAATTTCCCATCATAATGGTATAATAACAGTAGAGGGGAATGGATTTAATAGAAGGTAGGATATTGTAGACCTTAGAAGGTTAAGTATTTATAGTTTTCCTTCATCATAATAGGAGTAGTATTCCTTCTCTGGGCTTAAGATTACATGGTCTGCTACATGAATCTCCATGAGTTCTGCTGCCTTCTTGACCTTTTCAGTCAAAGCATCATCCAAAGTACTGGGTTTCATGCTTCCAGAAGGGTGATTATGTGCCAATATTACCTGTGTTGCATTAGCCAATAAGGCAGCTTGTAATATCAACCTCACATCTACATAAGTTGCAGATATTCCACCTTCTGAAATAGGTACTATACCCAGTACTCTGTTAGACTGATTAAGCAGTACTACTTTAAAGCTTTCCTTGTATTCTATTGTATCATCAGGGAAGTACTTTATCAATAGTTCATAGGCATCTTGTGAGCTATTTATCTTGTATCTAGTTGATGATTTGACATTGCTTTTATAGCTCAATTGAACCTCTGCTACATTCATTATACTGTCCATAAGATACACTAATTAATGAACCAACTATATTCATTCTCACCATATAAAGCCTTATTAAGTCCTTCAGCCAATTGGGTGGCATTAAGTGACCTGTCCAAGAAGTTGTCAATGTAGCTACTTTTATTAGCTCCAGTTAGTAAGTTGTACACATTCCACATGCTAATTTCCCTGCTGTCCAAAAGGGTGCTAAAGTTATCATCATTATAATATGCTTTGGCAACTAATCCTATCTGGGTATCAGTCATTAGCATCTGTGGTAACTTCTTCTTCTGGTCTACAGGTAAGAATTGATATAATCTGCATCTACCTAAGAATTGTGCAAATTGGGACTCTCTCATATAGCTATCCTTATAAGCTGACATATAATACAAGTGTTGGGCTATATTGTACTCTTGGAACAGCCTCACCACTGCATTGAATAGTTCAGTTGTACTCATAACCTTTAATTCTGACCTGTAACCATCTGTTGATACACACATGTTACAGCAGACTAAGTTTTTGAAGCCAATGAACACCTTGAACTTCTCTGCACTCTTCTTGCTGTACAGATTCATGTGATTATAAGCTCTTACTCCACCTATGGTTAAATTCAGTCTGTTACCTGCAATATCCTCATATATGGTAGGTATCTCAAAACAGAACATCATTCTCTCAAAGTAGATGGTTTTATCAGATTCCAGTAGCTGATTTACTGGCTTATGAATAGCTTCCGGTATTCTGCCTTTGATAACATGGCTTACCCTAATGGCAGGTTCTTCTATTCTCTCATTGGAGAAGACTTTATTAGCTGCTTCCCATACAGTTTCAATGAAACTGGAGTGTGATATAGTAACCTCATTGTCCTTAGAAAACACAGGTGTAATACATTCCTCTTTGAGGTACTGCATGGTTACTTCCTTTGTATTAGCTTCAATAAAAGGTAACTTATTACTTTCTCTGGTGCTTATGGAATCAGCTTCTACAGGATTTGTTGACATAATACCTGTGTTGATGACTTCCATTGGCTCAACTATTTGAACATGAGAGCCTTCTTTGTTGATTCTATTAGGGTATATCAGATTAGCTCTGACTGGCTGCAACTGCATTATTTCCATATCTAATGTAATTAGGGGTATAGTTAATAGTTGGTTGATTCTTTTGTACCTGAAGTGCTGCTTTCTTCTGCATGAATTCTGATGTTAACTGCTGATACCATTCAGGATAAGCATGATAGATGGCAGTCAGTTCTTCAATGGTTTTACTGCTGTTAATCTTGCTCCTTATCATCTCCAGATTGACACCATCATTACACCAATCTGCTATGTTCTGTCCTGTAGTAGGTGTAATGGTAAAGTCAGGCTTACCTATAAACAGGTTTGTCCTGTCTTTGGATGCAATAGTCTGGTGCTTCATATTAATATCAAATACTATGGTAAATTCATAATCTATACCATCTCTCATGACTGCTTTTAGTCCTACTTTCTCTGGTATCATCTTGCCATTCTTCTCACTTAGAACATAGTCCTGTTTGCATCTCATAGTGCATATAATATGCCTATTGGATTGTAGAATTTTCTGCATGAAAGCATTGATTCTGGGTGTCACCTTCTGCCAATTAGTGAAGCTGTTACCTTGTAATCCTGCATGGTATT